TCACGATAACCACGCATGGTCATCTGATATTCGGTATCGTTCGGTTTCGGCCAGAGATTTATTTGGTTGCCCCAAAGCGACCAATACGCAGGAATATCTGGTTGGTCGTTGGTTCCAACCCAGATTGATTCGGCTTTGAACTGGTCAATGTAAACAAGTTCGTTTCCGCCGTCGGTGTTATTAATAACGCTAATAACTTCACGAACATTTTGAAGAGTTTTATTTAATGCAGCTGCATCAGGAAATACTGGAATATATGGAGACCAGCTTGCAGTAACGCTCAAACCAGAAGAATAAGTTCTGATTGATGGAAGGGTCTCAAACTGGTATGTGGTTTGGAACCACGGCCAGCGAGTGTCAAGAGAAACGATTCTCTGATAGCCCTCTTTAAGGAACTGAAGAACCAAGTCTTGGTCAATGTCATCAACATCAGGGTCGTAGCCAATTTGAAGTTGTGAAAGGTTTTCTATTAACTGAATAAGGTAATAGGAGTTAAGACCCGTCGTTAGCGTACTTGCTGGTGCTGGCATTTAAATTCCTATTCCTGGACTTGTTCCTCTAATGCTTTCGCTTTTTTCTCAGCATTGATTCTCTGTTTCTTGTGACCTATGCAAAACGCATCATCTTTAACTCTCGGAGCCCTGCACTCATGTCCTTCTGGATAGTGATATGTGCAATGGTCTAAAACATTACGACCATAAGAAACTTCGCTAGGCATCGCTGGCTCTGTTCCTGGCATTGCATAAACAGATGAAATGTTTGATGCCTCTATACCTGAAGTATTTCCGTACCTCTCACACCCTGCTGGTGCTTGATTGGTGTAAATCGGTTGTCTGTTCATATCTCTCCTTCGTTAGAACATTGTTAAATGTGCCGCCAGCCCTTCAACTGGCAACACAGTTAACGGGTTTAATTACGGTGCGTCTGGGAAGTCAACACGCTTCCAAGTCAAAACCGAAGCAGTTGCTTTGGCAATGATTGAAGATGCGTTTTCTGCAATGCCGCTGACCGAGATGAAGCCGTCTGCCGATGGAGTGATAGTTCCATGGAGGAATGCTTGGTTCAAACCAGTTCCGATTGCTACCGAAGCAGAACCGTGGTCTGGAGTGTCAACTGCGACACAAGCCGTACGAACGACTGTGGTTGAATCTGTGTTGTATTCGGAAATGAATGCAACTTGCGTTGGTGTTGCTGGGGCACTGATTGAGAATGCTGCTCCGTCAGTTGCTGCTGCTGCCGAATAGGCGATGCGGGCATCAAATGCGTAGGTTTGACCTGCGATTCCATACCAGCCAAAATCGCCAGCATCCAGTGCGGCGTATGAAACGCCTAGTGTTACATCGCTTTTGAGCACATTGGTGCGCTCTACTGCGAACCTGTTATTAGTTGCCATGATTGTCATTACTCCTTGGCTTTCGCCAGATTACCAAACCATGTTTGGGCGGAAATCGGATTGATTCCCTACTATATAGCTAATCCATTACCTAGGCGGTAAATGGAAATAGCCAGTGCTGGTGACCTGCCCGAAGGAAGACAGGCACCAACACTGACTACATCTATGAACCAGCCGAAGCTGATTATGCGTTTGCGGTCAAGTAACCCTGACGCGAACGGTTGGAACAGGTCAATTCACCAAATGCCAAGACCAGCGCGTAGCGGGCGTCAATGCCTGCAACGGTGCCACTCTGGAAATCGGTGGTGTTGAACCAGTGACCGTTCATACCAACGAGCTTGAGGTACTTCGTATTGAGGAAGTACATCGGTGCTGCGGAGGTGTCTGCTGCCAAGGCAAGGTCAAACACAACTGGCGTCTGCTTGAACATCAAGTTCTGGAAGCCTGCGTTTGCCTTTGCGACATCTTGGTAGCGCACATTCTGTTGCAACAGTGACTCGTACTTTGAGAACAAGTCTTCGTTGGTGACGATGATGTCTGGAACATCATTGCCCTTGGATGCGTTGTTGTACACCTTGCCCATGTCAACGAGTGACAGGGTTGATGCAGAAACATCTTGGTATGGGTTCCACCAAGTGTTTGCCGAAGCGTCAATGCCACCAACCGTGTTGTTTACGGTTGCAACGATATTGCCAAGACCGTTAAAGTCTTTGCTTCCGTTACCAGTGCCATCGCCGTAAAGCATGCCGTTGAGGTCAGACTTAACCGACATTTCAGCTTGCATAATTTTTGCGTTGAGCAACTTGATGATTGCTTCGGTTCCACGGTTCTGTGCTTCTTCAATACCGCTGATAGCAATAGAAGCAGCCATTTGCTTCCACTGGTAGTTAGCAGCTGAGATGCCGTCCTGTGGGGTGAGGTCAATCGCGTCATAACCGCTGTACGAGCTGGCGGTGCCGTTCACTGCGTACATGAGTGGTTCAACGATTGATGTGCCGCCTTCTTCCATCTGAACTCTGCCTTTTGAGTTCATGTGGTTAAGAAGCACTAGGTCCTTGAAGATGTTGTCTACCAGCGTTGGCTGATAGTTCTGCAAGGTGGTGGAAAGTATTGCATTAAAGTCTGGATTGCCAGCCATGATTTTCTCCTGTTTGAGGTTTGGGTTTTAGCTTCCGAGTTGGCGTTTTGCCTGCTCAAAAGCTTCAAATACGGTTTTTGGTGGAGCAGATGCTGGTGCCGTTGTCCCCTTGGATGTAGATGCGCTTGACACAATTGATGCGCCACGCTTCGCGTCTAGCCTCTCTTGTTCTTTAGCCAACTTCTTATTGGCTTCAGATGCCTTGGAATACACCTTGTCAAAAGCAACCTGTTTAAAGACTGCTTCCAAATCAGTGGCTCCCGTAGCGAGCGCCTTAGCTACAACTTCATCTGCGTTGAAATCGTCACCATACTTGCTCTGCAGAGTGTCAATGGTCTTGGTTAGTTCGTCCATCGCCCGTTGTTGTTCAAAGGACGCTAAACGCTTTTCCATTTCCTTCAACGACTTCTCAGTTGGGTCTATCCACAAATCCTCTTCAGGCTCTGCAAATGTTCCGTACTGGTCTTGAAGTAAGCGCAATGTGTTCGCTGGGTCGTTCTGCAGGGCTTCCTGCAAAGCGGCGGCGTACTCAATGCTCTTTCTCTGTTCGCTGAGTTCCTGTGTCTTGCGGGTGTAATCCGCTTGACGCTGGTATCCAGCAAGAGCCTCCTTCACTGGAACTAAAACTTCTTCTCCGTCCACTTGGAGTTTGACGAACTTGTCGCCTACCTCTGTGTAATCAAAGAGTTCTGGTTCTGCTTCTGGAGTTTCTACTTCAGCATCAACCGCTTCGGAAACCTGTCCCTCATCGGGGGTAACCTGGCTGTCTGTAGCGTCAGTAATTTCTATGTCACTCATTGGAGTCCGTCCTTCTGGGTTGTTCCATGTGGAAATATTTAATTCCCTATATACTAAGCGAACTCATTACATCGGTGGAGCTTGTTGCGCCTGTGCTAGCAATAATTGCAAGATTTCAGGTGGCAAACTCTCTAATGCGCCCATTGGTGGCGCGCCTACTTCCCCGCCAGGACCTTGGAGTGGTGCTCCAGGAATCATCCCTGGTGGAAGTTGTGGTTCTTGTCCAAGAGCCATTTGGTCAGGGGTCATACCAGGTGGAAGCCCTTGTCCTTCAAGGACTTGCTGGTCTGGCGACATTCCCTCTGGTGCTTCAGGAGCCTGTGGTTGGGTCAAGAAGGCTGAAGCATTCTTAACACCAAATCCAGTTCCAAGCACAAACTCAGCAAGTTTTGCCATATTGACAAGACCAGCCTGAGCAAACGGTGCCATTGCTGAAACCATCTGCAAAGCCATATCCCGACGGAAAGCCTCGTTTCGTGGAGCAGTTGAGCCAGCTTCTACGCTGTAGTCAAATTCTCCAGCAATGTAGTCACGGTCAAAAGTCAACCAAACAGGTGCTGCTTCTGTGCCAACGATACGAACCGTCTGTTCTCCAGTCAAATACTGCTGAGCAAGCATGATGAGGTTCGCCGCGCACCTAGCGATGGCGTTCTCTATGTTGACAAGCTTTTCAGCAACACGAGCGTTTCCTGCCTCAGCAATGATTGATGCTTCACGGGCTGTTCTCGTGGTCTCAGGAATTGCTCCACGCTGGTACTCAGAGACACCTGACACACGGTCAATGTCGTTCTGAATCAAAGCCGACTGGTTGTAGAACTCTGGTGGGTTGATAAGTGCTGGCATTGGAACAACCACATTGTTCAAGTTTTCGGAGCCCTTAACAGGCACAATCACATTGTCGTCATCTGAAGCAAGCATCTGGCGACCGAAGTCGTCAAAGGCAGACTCAAGGGCAAGCCACTTGCGTGAGTAACGCTTTCTGTGGTTCATCATCTGCGTACGGGTTTCGTTTAGTTCGTACTGCAACGGCTCAATGGCTTCCAGTTCACCCATTGGGTAGAAGAAGCCAGGAATGTCGTAGTTGCGCAACATGAAGAATGGGTGACCAAACACATATGGCATCTTGACTGGCTTGATGAGGAACTTGTCTCCAGAGTCAGAAAACACGGACATTTCGCCTGTGTCAATGTCGTAAAACTCAAAGATGTCTGCATAGGCATCTTCTTCACCATAAGAGTTCGTGGTGTAGAAGTTTGGAGTTGTATTGATGTCGCCATAGCGCTGGTATGACGAAGGTCCTACATCTTTGCGAGCAGAGTAATCATATCGCTGGTCGTTCTTGATGTCCTTGATTGGGCGACGAGTTCTCTGAGCAATCCATCGTGCATTGTCCATGGATGTTGCATCGGGGTCAACAAACATGTCAAACGGGTCAACACGCTCCAAGAATGGGCGGTCTTCTCTAATGATGAAATCTGATTCAACATCATCTGCTGGTTTGTTTGGGTCTGCAGCTTCGTCTGCACTGTCTTCAATGTCTTTGGTTTTTTCTTCTTCAACGAAACGGTATCCAGTCTTTACCCAACCATGACCAAGAATCAAATAGTCTTTAACAGCAAGTTGGAACTGTGGTTGGCATTCGTAATGTTGCCACCAATAGTTGATGATTGATTCAGTAACGACAGCTTTGTCGCCATCTTCTGGTCTGCGTGGGTTCACATTAATTTTTGGGCGACCAATAGCAACTGATGGTGCAAGTGTGTTAATCGTGGAGAAAGCAATGTTTACAAGGAGTCTGTCACCTACTGCCTGACCACGGTACTGACGACCACGGTAAAGGTTAATCATCCGTTGCCAGAGATTGTCATAGTTTTCGTTCTTGCGCCAGTTGCGTGCGTAATCAACACGCTTTCTATAACTTGAAAGTCTGTCTGCGTTACTTTGACGAGCCATTAGCAATCCCACTTCTTTAGAGCCAGAGCCTTACGGGTTGGCTTTCCTTTTGAGTCCTTCATCGGTCCTTCCATTCCACCCATACGGGCACAAAACGATTTACGGCGAGCAGCATCTTTTGGTGACTTTGCTGCTTGCTTTGCAGATACTGGTGGTTTGAGAGTTCCACCTGTTTCTGCTTTGTAAGAAGCACGACCTTTAGCATTTAAACCGCCTTCAGGATTCTTTCCTTCTTTGCGAGTCCAAGCCGCACTTTTGTATGCGCTCTCAACGGTCGGTTTCTTTTTTGCCATTATTTTCTACCTTTTACAAGCCCTTCGCCAATTGCGGCAAGTCTGCAATAACCATTTGCTTCAGCCTTAGCAACAATTATGTGACAGCCTTTCATCTCTGGACACCAAAATGCACAGTTTGAACATTTAACGCCCATTGATTTGTTTTTGTTTTGCGCAGCAGATTCATAACCAACCCAAATGCCATTGCCATCATTGTCAGCTAACTTGCCGTACTTTTCAACAATCTCAAACATTGACTCAACATATTCAGCCTCAGCTGGTGCAAGTTTGATGATTGAATTCGTCACACCTTCTGGAAGACTTTCGTCCTCTGAATTTTCTTCTGGTTTCTCTCCTTCTGATTTGCCAATCATTATGGCAATTTTGAAGGCTTCGCCCATTGGTGTTTGAGATTGCTTCATTACTTCTTTTTCTTTTTTGCTGCGTTCATGTTGTCAACAAGGTTTGGGTATGGGCGACCAGCAGATTTTGCTGATGCTTTAGCCTTTTCTTTTTGCGCAGGGGTTAATGGAGTTGATTTCTTTTTAGGATTCTTTGTGTCCCAAACAGGTTTCGTTGTTGCCTTTGAAGCTGGATATTGCTTGTTCGCTGCCATTACTTATTTGACCTTGCCAATGATGCAGTAACAACCGCTGACCCATCGGTATAAGCACTCATTCTTGCCCTGAAATTTGGCAACCCTTGAATGTTCAAACTAAACACACCAGCCGCTGTAGCCGTTGTAACAAGAGTTGTTGCTGTGGTTTGTGCGGAGGCTTTCATTGCAATGGCAACATAGTTTGTGCCATCTACTGAGGCTTCAAATGTGATTGTGCCAGTGAATGTTCCAGTTACTTGAACAACAACTGTGTCTGCGGTTAGTGCAGAAAGTGTCAGTGCCGCTTCTGCAGCGCCAAGTGTTGCGGATTCTACTGATGGGACTAACGACATGGTTATTTCTTCTTTCCTTTAACTGATTGATTGGCTTCTGATAGAGCGATTGCAATTGCTTGCTCACGACTCTTTACTACTGGACCCTTTTTTGAGCCTGAGCGAAGGTCACCCTTCTTGTACTCACGCATTACTTTCTCAACTTTTTTCTGAGCTTTGGTTGGCTTCTTCATTAGAGCTTCTTATCTGTGCGCATTGGTTTGGTTGATGGCTTGCCAGACTTTGGAGCAATAGGCATTCTGCTCTTAGGTTTTTTAGGGTCTTTTTCAACATTAGAAGCGTTAGGCATTTTGGCTTTTGGAACTCTGTCCTTTTCTTCTGATGCGTATTTGCCAGCTGCTTTTTTGTAAGCCTCACCCATTGGTGACTTACCAATCGCTATTACAACTCCGAACTTTGGCTTCTTCATTACTTTTTGTCCTTGCTCTTAGGCTTTGGTTTTGGTTTTTCTTTTGGCTTTTGGTACTTTGCCGATTTCGTAGCGTCTTTCTTTGCTTGCTTCTCAGCAGGCACATCTATCTTCTTCACGGCTTTGGAAGACTTCATTTCAATCTTTGCCGCTGGCTTAATTTTCTTTTTCATATCAACTCTTTCCTTGCTGGAACCTTCTCTATTTCTCCAGCCTTAAATCTTGGTGAATCTTCCATCTCTCGCTGACGCTGACGGATTGTCGGACCATGAAAGTCTTCTTTTCCATGGGTGAAACCCAATCGGACATTTTTTACATGGCATTTGAAACAAAGACCCCGTTTTATGTCATTTTCTGACTCAATCGGCTTTGAACAAGATGAACAATGCATATATCTCCTATAAGTAAAGCAAAACCATTACCTAGTCTAGTAGGTATTGAACTCTCCGATTAGATAACGCTCCCGTTCCTTGGTCGGCTTCTTGAGCTTGGACGCAAAATAGTTCAAGGTTCCAAACGGGGCATCGGTCTTTGGGCGATATTCAGCCAGCCAAACATACTTAAGCATCTGATTGGCAATAGCCAAACTCATAACCCTGTCGTCATGGGGTGAGCCATGCATAGAGCCGTTGTCGTCACGAACAAAGGTCTTAAGTTCAGCAATGGTGTATTCGCACATAATCTGCAACACCCCATCTCTAATATTGGCGCTGAGTTCGTCAATAGCTAACGGCTTTGTAAGCGATGTAGTTCTCCAACCAAGCTGTTCTGTCTGCTCTGGGTTTCTTTGGTTTAAACGGCGTTGACGATACAGGTTGCTGTAGTTTGCGCGA